ACGTCGAGGATGAACTTCCCATCCTTCTTGACGTAGTGACCCTTCAGCGCCTCGTCGGCACTGTCCAGGGTGTCCAGAATTGCTTTGAGAGTCATCCCGAGTCTCCAAAGTTGCCCGGATCCGTATCCCTCGGACCCTACTTGATCTCGATCCCCTCGCGCCTGGCCAGGTCGGTCAGGTTGAGGATCTTGTTCCTGTCGTCCACGAATCGGTCGAGCTTAACCTGACCCGACCGCCAGAGTTTCGCGCGCGTCGGACCCAGAACCTCGTTCTGGAACGCGCGGTCTTGTTTTCTCATGTATCCCGAGAACGTGGTGCCATACGGCACCTTGCCGGTCATGCTCTGCCGCTCAAGTGGTGGCAGGTCACCCGGTTTCAGGCCCATCTCTTTTGCGCTCTTCAGCACCGGGTCCACCCAACAGTTACACCGAGGGTGTAGCTGTGGCCTCGGACCCTCGCCGTGCCGATACACACTGCCGTCCAGACCAGCACATGCCGGACAGGTATTTCCCTCGAACCGAGCACGCCACACTACACGACCGACTACGTTGTCGTTTTCTTGGTGTACCAGATCACGAGCGCCATTGCCGACGGTTTTGACCGCACTTTGGACTTCCGTTTCCGTCCACTGCCGCACCCGGCCGAGAACGCCATCACGGTAGCGCGTAGCGGCCGTGCCGCGCACCCGGCGGGTAATCTGCTCGGCCGTCTCTCCGGACCGAAGACCCTCGTTTATGGCCGCCTCGTAGCGTGCCGCCGTGTTGCCAGCCAACAGCTCGAAGCGCTTCCCGAGCCGGTGACCGTTGATTGGCGTCTGGTAGACCAGCTCGCGGAACTTCTCGTAGCTCGGCAATGCCGGCCGGAAATCGAACGGCACCGCACGACCGAGCACCGTCACCGCGAACTGCGCCTCGGCCTGGCAGATGCGATACAGCTCACGAGCGAAGTCCGCACGCACGTCCCTGAACCCCGACGCGATGGTCGCGCGCGCTCGCTTGATCAGGTTCGCGTATCCCTTGCGCGTGAAAACGGCAGGTGACCGGTCACGCAGCGCGGTCAGCGCAGACTCGGTCATCCCGAGCAGAGCTGGGAAGACGCGGGTGTCCAGGGTGCCAATCACCCGCCTCGATTCGCCGTTGGCCAGACGACCGAGCAAGATCATGTGCCGCGTATAGGCATCGGACAGGCGTTCGTTCGCCGTCACGCCTATCGTGGCTTCAATCTTGCCTGGTCGCTTCATTTGCAAACCTTCACTGCATACTGGCCGGGTGTCGTCTCGCCAACAATCGCGCCGAGATACCCAGCCGCCATCACATCATTGGCATAGTCCATGGCTTTGTAGAGACTGTCAAACTCGATAACCTCTATTGTTACGTCCTCGGGACGCACTCGCTTCCGACCCGGGATCATCGGTTCCACAGTCCGCCATTCTTCCTTCGTTTCTGGCTGGCCGAATACATGCTTACCGTCTCGCAAGAACCAGACGTCGCGGCCTTGCAGCGTGACGGTCATGTCAATTTCATGCTCTGTCTCCCTGTGCTTCGGTTTCGTCTTCGCCTTCTTCCAGCCACTCCAACCATTCCGCCTCGGTCACGCTCTCCGTATCGCGAAGGTCATCGCAGACGAAGTTCCACCAGCGCGCGTCGCGCCTCGCTTCATCCGCTGTCTGTTCCTTCGATCTCGTCATCGTCATCGTCATCAGTCACCGCGATATAGATGCGTCCGTGTCCATCGCATACCGGACACGTCTCGTCGTTCTCGAGCCGACAGCCACAGCACTCCGGACACCAGCACAGCACGAAATCCAGATCCTGGTCATGCAGCATGAGAACCATTAGACGACCGGCTCCATTTCTGGCTCTTCGGCCGGCTCCATCTCAGGCATCGCCAACTCCACCGGTTGCGTCTCGTGCTCCTGCGCTGCCGCTTCCGCCTCCAGCGCCACGTCGATTGAATCGCTCAACATCCCGCGTCGTTTCAGCTCCATCAGCGCGGTCTCTTGGGTGATCATCCCGGCCTGCCACGCCGCCACAATCTCTTTCGTGTCGCCGCCACCCAGGCTCGCCACGAAGTCCGAATAGACGTCCACCGCGAAGTCTTCCGGTAGCTCGATCTTCATCCATTCAGCTGCCAGCGTGAAGCACTCCTCCAGGCAGTTCTCCAGTGCTCGGACGCTGCGGTAGATGCTGGCCTGGCTCTTTGACTCGTCAATCGCGCGACCGGTCGCCGTCCCGGGTGCGGCGGTCAGAAACGGTTCCTGCGCCAGCATCTTCATCCGGCCTTCAATCCGGTCCAGCTCTTCGCGACCGGACGCGATTGAACTGCCGCTGTGCTCGACAAACTTGATCCACGCCTCGTTGTCACCGAGGCACGTGATCCGGTTCGGCCCGATTGTTACAGACGACATCTGCTCGGCCGTCAGGCTCGTGGCCATCTGCGGCACCATGTTCACGTGCAAGATATTCCCGTAGTCGCTCGCTACCTGCCAATGCTGCACGTTCAGGTCGGCCAGGCCGAACATCGGCGGCATCGCCGTCATGTAGCCTGTCCGGCCTGTGTAGAACGTCACCAGCGCCACCTTGCCAAGCGTCAGCGACCCGGACTCAACCAACACCGGCTCGTTGTCCGTCTCGCGCCACAGCTCCCAGCTATCCGGCCGTATGACCCGGATGAACCCGACCTCGGTCTCCTGGTATTGTCCCACACGCTCGGTCTGCGTCTCCCGGATGCGAATCTCGCCTACCACCGTCTGGCCATTCGGTGCGCGGTCGGTCTGCCACGCGAACAGGCTCGGTGCCTTGTAGTGGATGAACCGTGGCCGGATCTTCAACTCGCGCTCGTCACCCAGCGTCTGCATCCCACCCGTCACCGGGTAGTCCACCAGGATGTGCGTAAGGCCGTAGTGCCACCCGGCCTCAAACACCTCGTGTGCGAACGTCGTCAAGTCCCGGCCGTTCAGGTCCACGTCGTCCACGATCGGCAGCATGGCGTCGGGTAGCGCGTCCACGGTCGTCGGCTTTTGAAACGGCTTCGCTGCCAGGTTCTTCAGTGCGTTGTCGTAGGCCGGGAACAAGAACGACCGGTTCTTCCGATACGACCACTGCGCCGCTTCTTCTTTGCTGTGCATCGGCAAGAACGTCACGCCGGCATCGCGCATGGCCAGCGTCCCGCCACGCAGCGCTTCGATCGATGGCCAGTAGGTGTCCCGCATCGCCGCATACGCGATGGACTCGGCTGCTACGGTGTCGGCCTGGGTCGCGGTGGTTGCCATCAGAAGAACACCTCGCTCTGCACGGCCGTCTTGCCGACCGGCATCAAGTAGGTCACCGGGTATCGCATCGCATCCAGCAGGTGCTTCAGGTCTTCCTGCCGGTTCATCAACTCGTGACTGAACGTGCGCAGGTAGCGCTTGAGCTTCTTGCAGGCCGGCGCGACCGTGAGCCGGTCATGCTTGAACGCGCCGTTCACGGCGTTGAAGCTGTCACGCAACGGCCAGGCCTTCGACGGCGCGTGCACGATCATCCCGGCATCCCGAATGAAGCTCGCATCCGTCTTGCCACCCGGTGCGCTCGTGCTGCGCTGCTTGCAGCTCGGGTCCGGGTAGCAGTCCCGCACCGTCGGGTAGTCCTGCTTCACCACGATGCACGCGTCCTGCGTGTCGCTGTTCGGCACCTCGTATTCGCGCTCGAAGTGGATCCGCTTCGTCTGGCCTGTCTCATCCACCTGCCGCCAGCCAACGCAGAACGCCATGGGGTTGACGTTGAAGTCCATCCCGACGAACGGGACGGCGTTGTCCGGCTTCTCAGTGTCCACCACGTGCCGGTCCGCATCGAAGGCGTGAAACACCAGACCAGCCGCCAGGTTGACGAACTGGCCTTCGAGATACGCGCCGATCGCCTTGTCGTCGAATGTGTTCTCAAGCCGCTCGTAGTAGGCAGGCGAGAGCGCCTTGTTCGATTTCGTGGATGCGTGCACCACACCCACATCGTGCTGTTCGCGTAGGTCACCTTCGGCCAGCTCGTAGCCCCAGTTCAACTGCTCAGGGGTGCCGGTCAGGTTGATCTCCATCCGCTTCGCTTTGGGATGGCGAATGCGCGCCAACATCTGGACGAAGCTCTCATACGGCTGGATGAACGGTTCATCGAACCCAACGGCGGCCAGGTTCGGACCCTTCAGCGCGTCCGGGTTGTCGCCGCTGTAGTAGATGATCGTCCCTTCCCGGTCGCGATATTTCAGGAAGAACTCGTGGCTCGTCCGATTGTGCCGCCACGTGAACGCACCCGGGAGCAGGCGTTCTTTGCCGGCCAGCAGCTCGACCAGGGTCCGCACCACGGTTTGCCGCGCCATCGGGAAGGTGGGGGAGACCACGGCCACCGGGACCGGCGCGTTGTAGAGCGCCAGCTCGATCATGCGCTTACACAACGGGTTCGTCTTGCCGCTGCCGTAGCCACCGACCAGCAGCCGGATGAACGTGTCCATGGCCCACCACTCGCGCTGGTGATCCCACATGCCGCCTTTGACGATCCGGCCGAACTCGTCCAGCTCAGGTTCGTCGCGACGCCAGAATTTCGTAACGGGAGCGACCATTACAGGAACTCCTCGTCGGATGCCGGCACCGAGTCGTCCACCTGGTTGCCGAACCGATCGCCACGCTTGACGAATCCGCGGATGTTGGCTTCGAGTTCAAGCATCCGGTCGCTGTATTTCGTGACGGACGCACCCGTCAGCTCGCCGCGGTAGACGATCTGATCTTCGTAACCGGTAACGGCGCGGCGGTGGATTTCAGCTCGGACGTGGTCGTTCGACTCTTCATAGGAGTCTTTGAACCGTTGCTCGAAGTCCGGGTTTTCTCGCCAGTCGTAGACGGTGCGCCGGTTGATGTCGGAGAGTTCCGCCGATTTGGTGATGTTGCCGGTGAGTCGGAATACGTCGAGAAACGCATCCTGTCTGGCGAGTGTTGCGGCTTCGCCTTTGTTGCCTACACGCGCCTTGGATGTGGTTTTTCGTGAACCACTTGACTTCCCGTTACCACCAGCCATACTGGACAAGCCATTTCCTTCCGCAATGCCTGGTAGGTGGCCAACAACACCTGCCAGGCCTAGGGTTTGGCATCCCGTCGGGGAGCGCTACCCGGCGGGTTTTTCTTGTACCGCTCATCCAAGCCAGCCAACCGGCCATCACCAACAAGCCAGGCCGGTTTTTTCTTTCGCGCTAAGCTCAAGCCTTTACGGCTTTTGCGTCTCGCGGCTTTCACGCTCTTCGCGTTCAGCCACTCGACTTGGCTATGCCACGTAGCTATCATAAACGATACAACCGTGTCAAGTGTTATTTTCGTACTATCTTGCGTTGTCGGCGCAAGTTGTTTCTTTTGCGTGGCTTGTGGCAAGCGTGAGAAATGTATCACGGCGGTACTTACGGGTATCGATTCGCAAAAACAAACGTACCGCGAAGTCGTTTTCTTGACAGTACCAGCGCAGTATGCCAATAATGGAGCAAAGGAGGCCAAGATGAAAACCGTGTCACTTTTGCTTGTGGTGTGCATCCTGGTGGGTGGGTGCGCGCTGACCGGGTACGAAGGACCGATAAGTGGGAAGACCTACTACCGAGAGTTCATGTCCGGTCGCATCAACCCTGGCTATTGGATCGAGGTGCGCCAGGACTACATCAACCAGAATCCAACACTTGACAAACGGTTCATCAGGATTATCAAGGCCGGAGAGATCACACAAGGGATGACCGAGGAAATGGTGATCGCGTCCTGGTGCGAATCGGAATGTTCGCGCCGGACAAGTCGTTCGGTTCATCGGTATGGAACGTCAACGATCTTCACCTACGGTGATTATCGCTACGGTGGGAAGCCGACGTACGTTTTTTTCGAAAATGGCAAGGTCACGGGGTGGAGCTACTGAAGGATTTCCGTAGCCGACCGAAGCCTTGAAACGTTAGAAGTTTACACACTTTCTGCTTTCTATGTCGAGAGTGTTAGGCCCGCCTGGGGTGTGACTTTCCTGGGCGGGCCGTTTTTTTTTGGTTTTTTCTTGCATCCCATCGAAGCAGGACGTATGGTTGGTCCAGACGATCGACCAAGCGGAAACGAGGGTCCGAGTCACACCGGACCAAAGTCTCAGAGGAATCGACATAGAACATCAGGCGCAGGAGGTGCCCGCCATGGAACCAATCCATCCGCACCCGCAACACGCAGACCTTCTCTGCCAACCTCGTCTCGTGATCCACGCCGAAACCTCACCGTGTGCCTGCTTCACGTCCGATAACATTTGTTCGGATGCGTGAAATCGGTACGGACCCTGACTGTCTAACCCTTTTAATGGAAGGAGGTTAGGCTTACGGATACCGAAACGATACCTCACGGCATTGACGGCGCGGTTTCAGTTCTGTTAGGCTGTGGGGTACCCTCCAATCCGTTGCTCATTCGCAAGTTAAACCGTGTTCGGAAACCTTTTGCCTTACGGCCGGACTCAACATAAGATACATTATAGTACGGTATAACCCCTTTTGTTAGGGGTACTTACGACGATTCGGCCCCTAACATTTGAGGGCAGTTTTTGAGGCAAAAACGGCACGGTTTCAGGATGCGGTTTCATGCCGGCCACCCTATCGCGAGCGCTGGCATTGTCAACGATTTTCGCCGACGCCCCGGGCGGTAACTGCGGGCGACTTCACATTCTGTCCCTTCGGGGACGTGAGCCGCGCGCTCGCGCGTTCGGCCACATGCGGAAGGAACTTGCGGTTTTGTTGGCCGCATGGCGGTGGCGTCCGGTAGCGCAATATCCGGAGCCGGACGCCGCGGGAGGAAACGATGGGCGGTTGTTGGACGACCCGATCAAGAGAGAACACGAGTCATCGCTTTCCCCAGCGAGTGACGCCCAGTACCCGTGCGCCGCCTGGCGTACGGGTTTTTTTGTTCACCTGGGCGGAACAATTTCATGGGGAAGATGAATGACCGGAACGAAGACAAATCAACGAAACACGCCTTGGCTCAAGACCTACACGGATCTTGAGGAGCACCCGAAGACGCTTCACCTCGCCGAGATACTCAAGATCCAGCCTGTTCATGCCGTGGGACACCTCGTGGTGTTCTGGCACCGCGTCCTGACGCACCGCGAATACGGGAACCTTGACGGGATCACACCCGGGGTAATTGCGCGCTGGTCTCGATGGGACGGGGATGCAAACGAGTTCTACGAGGCGCTGCTCACGGCCGGGTGGATCGAATACGACGGTGAGGACGCCGTTGTCCACGACTGGATGGACTACGCAGGCGAGCTGATACGTCGCCGTG